ACCAAGCGTGCGGCTGCCAATGCGCAGCTCGCCGCCGTGGGCATCAAGGTCCGCCAGGGAGCCTGAGCCGATGCCCATCCTCGACATCTTCAACCAGGACGCCTTCGCGGCGTCCACCCTCACGGGCAACGTGTCCATCGTCGACAACGACTATGGCCGCATCAACGAACTCGGCCTGTTCCGGGCCGAGCCGATCCCCACCACCACCGGCACGGTGATCGTCGAGAACGGCGTCCTCGGCCTGCTGCCCACGCGTCCGCGCGGCGGCCCGGCCTCGCTCGGCACCCGTGGCAAGCAGAAGCCCGTGCCGTTCTACGTGCCGCACATCCCGCACGACGACGCCGTGCTGTCCACTGACGTGCAGAACATGCTGGCGATGACCGCCAGTGGCGACGCCGCGCTGGAGACCGTGCTGGGCTTCCTGAACCGGAAGCTGATCACGATGCGGCGCAAGCACGCCATCACCCTGGAGAACCTGCGGATGGGCGCCCTCAAGGGCATCGTCCGCGATTCCGATGGGACCGTGCTGCTGAACCTCTTCACGATGTTCGGTGTCACCGAGCAGGTCGTCGACTTCGTGCTCGGCACGGCCAGCACCGACGTGCTCGGCAAGTGCCAGGACGTCACCGCCTACATGGAGGACAATCTCCTCGGCGAGACGATGACGGGTGTGCATGCGCTGTGCTCGCCGGAGTTCTTCCGGAAGCTGACCTCGCACGCCAGCGTGAAGGAGGCCTTCAAGTACTACCAGTCCGGGCCGCAGATCCTGCGCGAGGACGTCCGCAAGGGCTTCACCTTCGGCGGGATCACGTTCGAGGAGTACCGCGGCTCGGCCTCCTACATCCAGGAGGATGGGACGAAGTCGGCGCCGCAGCGGTTCATCCCCGCTGGCGACGTGCGGTTCTTCCCGCTCGGCACCACGGACACCTTCACGAACTACTGGGCACCGGCCGACTTCTGGCCCGCGGTCAACGAGGCCGCGACCATCAGCACCGCCGACGCCGAGGTGTTCGTGGCCCCACTCGAGCCGATGGAGTTCGGCAAGGGCATGAAGATCCACACCGAGTCGAACCCGCTCCCGCTCGTGAAGCGCCCGGCGCTTCTCGTGCGCGGCACCACCTCGAACTGACGGAGAGTGATCATGCTGTTGCGCGAGAAGGGTAAGAAGGACGCCGAACCCGTGGGCATGAGCTGGGATGAGGCGCAGGCCGCGCTCCAGGCTGGTACCCATGAGGTCGCCGAGGGCGACGGGACCGACGCGCCGATCGGCGGCCCCGAGGCGCCCGAGCCGGACTACGAGGCGATGTCCCGCCCGGACCTCGACATGCTCGCTGCCGAGCGTGTCGTCGACATCACGAAGGCCAAGACTAAGGCCGACGTGATCGAGGCGCTGAAGGCGGCGCAAGCCTAATGACGTTCGCCTCGGAGATCGCGGAGGCCCGGCATGCCGCCCTCGACGGATTCCGAGGCGAGCCCGTCCGCATCGAGCCGCGCATGACACCGCCTGGGCCACGTTCGGTGAGCGGTCCCGACCCGGCGCGGCCGGTGCGCGAGATCGTCGGCCGCTACCGCAGCAAGCCGATCACCGCCGAACTCGAGGGCAACCGCGAGGGCTCACGCTTCCAGTCCATGACCCGCATCGCCGGCAACGCCATCACGATGCGCATTTCGCCCCCGCAGGCAGCGACCCTCGGCTACGCGCTCGCCGCCAACGACCGCATTGTGCTGCTCGCCCGGCCCGGCGCGCCCACCTTCACCATCGCCCGCGTTGGCGCCCGTGATGGCGGCGAACTGATGCTGGAACTCACCACCGAGGCAGCCGCATGAGCCTTGTCGCTTACGCCATTCGGACCTGTCTCGGCGCCGCCCTGGTCGACCGCACGCTAGCCGGAGCCCGCGTCTACGATTCCGCCGTCCAGCCGATCGAGGAGATGGTCAAGCCGGAGCCGCAGCCGTTCCTCGTCGTGTCCACCGACGACGAGGAGATCACATCGACCGGGTGGGCTCTGCTCGATGCCGACCGCGAACTCAACTTCGTGGTCGAGATCGCGATCGGCGGCATCACCAAGATCGACCTGCCCGAGGCCGAGGGCGGCGGCGCCGCGCTACGCCTCGACATCCCGCACTCGGACGAGGGTCTGGAAACCACCCTCAACATGGTCGGCCGACAGATTTTCCGCGAACTCCAGATCGGCGGCCCGTGGTCGGACCTGCTGCGGGAGATCACGTTCGGCCTGAAGAAGGTCACTGTGCGCCGCGGCGCCAACACGGAGCAGGGCACCCGGTTCGCGGCGCGCCAGTACGTGTTCACCGCCGACACTATCGCGGAGCCGGAGTTCGGCGCCGAGCCCGAAGGGGCCTGGGTTCGCCTGCTCGACCTGATGGAGGCCAATCCGAACCTCGCCCGCGACGTTCCGCTGGTGCGCCGGATGATCGTGGGTGACGTGCTGCCGGACTGGCGCCGCGTCCAGGCCAACTACGGCCTCACCGATCGGTCCTACCGCGCCTTCGGCCTCGGCCCCCTCTTCGCTGGCGTCGGCGAGCCGCTCGCCCAGCGCTTCACCATCAACGGCCCCCGCCGCACCGCCATCGTCGGGGCCGAGTCCGCGCCGTGAGCGATTTCGACGATCTGCTCCGGGCTCACATCAGGCTGCGGCACACTGTCGAGGAGCTTCGGCACCAAGCGTCCAACATGCTGCGTGTCGGGACCATCAAGGAGACCGACGGCCAGAAAGGGTACCAGGTCGAGTTCGGCAAGGACGATGACGGCATGCCCCTGCCGAGCGCGTGGTTTCCCCACCCCGAGCAGGGCGGCGCCTTCAAGACTTGGCGGCCCCTCACCAAGGAGCAGATCGTCTACGTGGTCGCCCCCGGCGGCGATCAGCGTCAGGCCTTTATCATCCCCCGCGGCGGTTTCTCCGACCAGAACCCGCAGCCGTCGGAGAAACTCGACGAGAACGTCGACACCTACGGCAAGGTCCGACGGGAGACCCGGGCCGAGGACACCGTCGACAAAGTCGGCAAGGCGAAGGTCTCGAAGAAGGCCGAGGGCAAGATCACGGCAGAGACCGGCGACCAGCCCGAGCGGGGCGGATCGGGCGGCATCGGCGGCAACGTCCCGCACGAATTGAACCGCCAGCTGCAGGGCCTGCGCGCCGACCTGACGCAGGCCCGCAACGAGATCGCCGGCCTGCACGAGGCGGCATCGAAGATGCGCCAGATCGCGCAGGGCCGGATCCCCGAACTCGCCGCGCTGATCCCGATCCTCAACGGCGACCCGGACAGCCTGGAAAAGGCGGCCAAGGGCGCGCTCGGCAATCTCGAAGGGTACATGGCCAAGGCGGTGCAAGGCGCCATCGGCAAGCTCACCAACGGCTTCATGAACAACGCGCTCGGGTTGGTGCAGGGGTTCGTGGCTGGCCAGATCGGCGGCATTCTCGACCAGGTCCAGCATCTCGCCTCGTCGGGCGGCCTGAGCGCGGCGGCGGGCCAAGCGCTCGATGTGGCCGTGGGCGAGGCGCGCGGCATGATCGGTGACGCCGTCAGCGGCACCACGGCCGGCCTCGTCGGCAAGATGACCCAGATGGCCGGGATCGTTGCGGGCTCGCCCGCGGAAGCTGCCTTCGGGCTGCTCCAGGGCCAGATGGGCGGCGCCCTCGGTGGTGCCCTTGACGTCGCAGCCAATCTCGGCGGCCTGCTCGACGGCCAGAAGAACCTGACCAAGGGCACGACCCGTTCCTACCACCTCGGCGGCTACTGACCCCGCGCCAGAGACGGCGCATCCGGAGACCCTCCCCATGTCGAAGAAGACCTACCGGGTTGGCGAAGGCGCCAACCTCGAAGCACTCCCCCGTGGCACCAAGGTCGGCGACGAGATCCGGCTGAGCCCGGCCGCCGCCATGTACGAGGTCGACATGGGACGCCTCGTCGACGTCGATGCCGAGGCGGCCGCCACCGCCAGCGAGCCGCAGACCTCCGAGGCTGACGGCGTCGAGAAGACGGCGATCGAGGGCGATACCCTCACCGTCGTCGAGGACGAGGCCATCGCATCGAAGTCCCGGCGCCGCTGATCCATGACCTCGCACGGCATCGACCGGTTCACCGGGCGCCCGCTGTCCGGGTGGGCGCATGTGCTGCAATCGGTCGACGTCATCTTCGAGACGGAGATCGGCAGCCGCATGATGCTCCGACACTTCGGCGGCGGCCTGCGCCGTTTGCTCGGACGGCGGATCACGCAACGGCTCTTGGCGCTCGCCGCCTCGGTGTTCTCGCTCTCGATCGCGATCTGGGAGCCGCGCCTGCGGGTCGTGCGCGTGTCCATCGCGCCGTCAGCTGAAGAGATCCGGGTCGGAACCGTCTCCTTCGTGATGGAGGTCGTCTACCGGCCGAGGGGACATCTCGGAGACTTCACCGAAGAGCCAGTCAGCCGCTTCGTCGGGATCGCCGCCAACGACAAGGGCGCCCCCTACACAATGGAGTACGCGGCATGAGCACGACCCTCACCGACCTCCAGAACCTGCCCGCGCCGAACCTGCTTCAGCCGGTCGATCACGCCGCGGCGCTCACCGAGCGCCTCGACCGTCTCGTCGCGCGGCTGACAGCCGCTGGCATCCCATTCGACGTTGAGACCCTGAAGACCGACCCGCTCGGGATCGTCGAGGAGGCCGGCGCTTACCGCGATACCCTCCAGGCTCAGGCAATCAACGACGCAGCCCGTCAGCTGCTCGTCGCCTTCGCCACGAAGTCCAACCTTGACCACCGCGGCGCCGGCGTCTCCACGCCCCGCTTGGCTGGCGAGACCGACGACCACTACCGCGAGCGCATCGCCAACGCCCTGGAGCGTCCGTCGACCGCCGGCTCGGCCGCGGGCTACCGCGAGCACGCCAAGGCCGCCGATCCAGATGTGTTCGACGTCGCCATCGTGCGCCCGGGGCCGCCCCGGGTCCGGGTCTACGTCCTCGGGTATGCCGGCGCGCCGTCATCCGCCACGCTGGCCGCCGTCACCGCCGCCGTGTCCGCCGAGGACGTGCGCCCGATGAATGACGTGGTCGAGGTCCTGGCAGCCGACGTCGTCGTGATCACGGTCACAGGCACCTACGACCTCTATCCCGGCGCCGACGCGGGCAGCGTGAAGGCGGCCGGGGATGCGGGAATCGCCGCGTACTTCACCCGGCACTTCGCGCTCGGCCACGACATCACCGTCCCGGGCGTCACCGCCGCCGGCACGGTGGCTGGCGTGAAGAGCTTCCGTCCGCTGCTCGACGGCTCGACCCAGGACATCGTCCTCGACGGCACCCAGGCGCCGATCCTCGGCACGCTCGTTACCACCGTGAGCCCGATCCGCGATGTCTGAGGCCGTCGCGCACCTTCTCCCGCCAGAGAGCTCGACCCCGCTCGAGCGCGCGCTGTCGGTCATTGATGGCGAGCGCCTGGCGCTTTACCCGCCAGCCCGGCTCCTTGACGTCCTCGACCCGGCCACGTGCCCGGCGGCCTTCCTGCCGGCCCTGGCCTACGAGAGTTCGGTCGAGGAGGAATGGCACCTCGCCACCACCGAGGCGCAGCAGCGGGCGCTGATCGCCAACGCCTACGCCCTCAACACGAAGAAGGGCACGCCGTTCGCGATCAAGCGTGGACTCGCCGTCATCGGCTTTCCCGGCGTCACCCTCGTCGAGGGCTTCCCGGCGCTGGCGCACGATGGCTTCATCGCCAAGCGCAACGGCCGGCACAGCTACAACAGCCGGGCCCGGTGGGCGCTGTTCGACGTGCGCCTGCCCGTGTCGGGCACGCAGGCCTTCGACGAGATCGAGCGGGCCCGGGTCCTGCGCGGCATCGAGATCTGGCAGCGGACGTGCTGCTACCTCCGGGCGCTGCACCTCGCCACCACCGTCACGGCGATCCGCGAGCCCGACGCCGTCGCAACCCTGCGCGTCCATATCGGGCTCCACCTCACAGCCCACCGCGACACGCCCCGCGACGGCCGCTTCCGCCGGGCCGGCCTGCGCCGCCACCGCTACGATGGCGTGATCGAGCACGACGGCCTGGCCGTCCGGGACGGCGCGCCGCTGCCCCTGCCCGGCGACGTGCTTCGGTTCGGGGTCCAACAGGTCGATCCGCGGTTCGGCGTCCACCTTCGCCTGTCGCAGACTCGGCCGCCGTCGATCCGGTTCGATGCCGCCATTCTGCGCGATGGCAGCCTGTCCCGGAGCTACAACGGGGCGATCGTGCGCCGGCACCGCCGGATCGGGTTCGGCGGCCTCGTGGCGGCGGCCGACCGTTCGAGCCTGCGCGGCGGCGCCATCGCCTTCGACGGGACCGTCCGGCGCGGCACCGGCGTCCCGGCCGCGAGCGCGATCCTGCGCACGCACACGCTCTTGCGCCACGACGGGGCCCGTCTCCGCACCGGTCGGACTTTCGACGGCACCGCGACGCGCAACGGCGCCCTCCACCGCGACACGGCCCCCCGCTTCTCGGCCACCGGCCGCCTCACCGCGAGCGTCCCATGATCTACCGCGCCTACTACGACGCCCTGCGCCGGCTCCTCGGTGACGGCAACCTCGGCAAGCGGGTGACGCATGTCGGGCTCGGTTCGTCGCCCGCCTCGCCCAACGCCGAGGTGGCGGCACTCACCACCCCGGTGCTCACCCCGATCACGGCCTTCGCCCACCACCCCACCGACACGCGCAAAACCGACATCCACTTCCTCCTCCCCCTCGACGAGGGCGTGGGCTTGGTCATCCGCGAGATCGGCCTCCTCACCGCCGATGGCACGCTCGTCTACCGCGTGGTCCGCGAGCCCATCACGAAGACCGCCGACATGGCATTCGGCGACATCATCGAACTCCAGGTCTGACAAGGAACGCCCCCATGGATTACCTGCCCGAAGTCCTCGACCCGACCTTCCGCGATGTGTCGGTCCTCGGCGTCGACGAGCCCGTCCTCGGCGGCATCGACGGGATCGACAACCGCCCGCACCGCGAGCTGGCGGAACGCGACGCGTTCCTGCTCGCCAAGGCCCTCGGCCAGGATAAGACCCTCGCTGGGCTCAAGGCCCAGGTCGACAGCCTCAACCTGAACTCGTCCTCGGCCGTCCGCACCGCAGTGCTGCTCAACTGGCTCTACGGTGATGCCTCGCCCAGCTTCGAGCTTTGGGGCGCCGGTTTCTCCTGGCGCGACATCGCCCCCATCGCAATCACCGGCACCACGGCCGGCGACGACACCATCGACGTCGTCTCCACGGCCGGCCTGATCCCGGGGCGGACCTACTGCATCGTCAACCCGGCCGGCGTGCAGCTGGAGACCATCAAGGTCTCCGTCGTCCTCACCGCCACCCGCCTCCGGGCCGAACTCAACCTCGCGAACTCGCTCAACGCCCAGAGCGGCGCCGTCGTCGCCCGCACCGCCGCCCAGGTGCTCGACGGCTACGCCGTCTTCAGCCACGGCGACCACTTCTACAGCCGCGTCATCGACGAGCTGCGCGCGCAGACGGGCGGCCAGCTCGTGCTGCGCCGCTCGGCCGACGGCGTCGGCACCTTCGCCGTCTCCTACCGCGCCGCCGGCTCGGAGGCCTGGGCGCTCGCGCCGCTGGCCAGCACCGCGTCCCGCGCCGCCAACACCCGCGACGAGACCTTCACCATCGGCATCGGCGGCCGGATAGAGCTGCGCATCGTCTACACGGCACCGGTCGGCAACTTGAACGCCACCGACCGTGTCGAGCACATGGCCATCCTGCCGCCGTCGCGCGCCGACGCGGCCTCGGCCGTGTCGCGCCCGTCGAACGTCTCTCCGGCTGATCAGGCGGCCAACGTCGGCCAGACCCCGACGCTCACCGGCTCGGCCTTCCTCAGCCTCTACGGCCTCGCCCAGGCCGGCGCCGAGTTCCGGGTCTCCCGCAACCCGTCGATGTCGGACCTCGTGTTCAACTCGTCGTCCGACTTCCTCGCGGCGTGGCTCGCCGTGTCCGGCCAGTCGACGGCCTTCGCCGACCTCGTCGCCACCGGCCCGAAGGCCTTCACGGCGATCGCCAACGCCGTGTCGATCCGGACCACGGATGGCGGTCTCACCTGGGCCACCGGCACCGTCTCAGGCGATCTGCGCCGCGTCCACGCCGATCCCGCCGCCAACCTGCTCGCGGCCGTCGGCGCGTCCGGCGCGATCCGCACCTCGGCCGACCTCGGTCTGAGCTACACCACCCGCACCCCGGCCAACTCCTACACCGGCACTTTCGCGGGCGTGTTCGTGCGCGGGGCCTTCGTCACCGCGGTCGGCGACGCCGGCACGATCCAGCGCTCGATCAACGGCGGTGCCATCTTCAACGCCGTCACCCAGGCGGCCAGCTACGCCGGCACGTTCGCGGATCTGGCCGGTGACGCCAACGGCAACCTCATCGCGGTCGGCTCGGCCGGCGAGATCCAGACGTCCTCGAACGACGGTCAGACCTGGACCCACCGCAACAGCCCGGGCGGCTACACCGGCGCCTATCAGGCCGTCAGCATGGACGACCTCGGCAACGCCGTCGCGGTCGGCGCCAACGGCGCGATCCACACCTCGGCCGACTATGGCGCGAGCTGGACGGCCCGGGCGGCGGCCGGGGCCTTCGCCGGCACGTTCTACGGCGTGGCGATCCGGGGCAAGCGCGTCGTCGTCGTCGGCACCGGCGGCGAGATCCAGACCTCGAACGACCTCGGCGCCACCTGGGTCAAGCGCGCGGCCGGCGGCGGCGCCACGGCGCAGATCAACGCGGTGGCGCTCGACGCCAACGCCTACGGCCTCGCCGTTGGGGCCGCCGGCCTCGTCCAGCGCACCAACCGGGTCGACAGCGCCACCACCACGTACACCGTCCCGGCCGGGACCGACTTCCTCCAGACCAACGCCGTCTACTGGTGGCAGGTCCGGTATCAGGACACGGCTGGGGCCTACTCGCCGTGGTCGGTGCCGACGGCCTTCGCCACCATGGCGGTGTTCAACTACGTCGCCGCCCCGTCGAACCTGTCGCCGGCCGCCGGCGACACCGGCGTGTCGCTCCTGCCGACCCTCCAGTCCTCGGCCTTCGCCTTCGTGGGGGCGGCCGACACGCACAGCCGGAGCCAGTGGCAGATCGCGACCGCCGCGAGCTTCGCCTCGGTGTTCTACGACAGCGGCGAGGTCACCGATCTCACCGCGCACACCGTGGCGTCGGGCGGTCTCCTGGCCTCGCAGGCGACGTACTTCTGGCGCGTCCGGCACAAGGGCACGAACAACGGCTACGGCGCCTGGTCCGAGCCCACTGCCTTCACGGCGCAGGCTCGCCCGAGCAAGCCGTCCATGACGTCGCCGACGGACGGTGCCACCGGTGTCGCCCTGGCCCCGACCCTCACCAGCTCGGCGTTCGCCATGCCGGGCGGCGGCACCCATAGCCGGTCGCAGTGGCAGGTGTCCCAGCTGTCGTCGTTCGCCTCCGTCTTCCACGACAGCGGCGACAGCACGGGTCTCACCTCCTACACCCTGCCGTCCGGCACCCTGGCGCTCAAGACGGGGTACTATGCCCGCGTCCGGCACAAGGAAGCCGGGGGCGCCTACAGCGCCTGGTCGAACGTGGTCGGCTTCACGACGCTGGCGACGCCCGATGTCCGTTCGGTGTTCTCCATCACGGCGCGGCGCGGCAATGGAGGCGTGCAATCCGTCACCACCGGCGTCGATCTGACCGGACCGGATGGCGGTGCTATCGCGATCTCCTCCCGCAACGGTGGTGTGTTCTACACGGCCGACACGGCCCGCGGGATCGGCGCGCTCGGAGCGCTGTCGAACATCATCGACCTGTCCACTGGCGACGAGCAGCAAAACCGTCCCAACATGGTCGGCAACCTGACCACGACCGGGCACTCGGTTGGGGTGGACGCCAGCTTTAACAACCTCGACTACTTCGACTACGTTTTCCAGGAGAAAGCGGGGTTCTTCCGGAAGCGGGTCGTTGCTCACACCAACGGCAACACCACACCGATCCCGCTACCGGGCTCGACCGTCCCCGGTTTGATCATGATCCGCCCAATCGCGGGGGGGGATTGCCTCACGAGCGTCTGGGGGCGCAACTTCAACGCCGGCTACAACGTCCGCTTCGATGACCAGCTTTGGGGCAACGGAGCGAACGGCGGGCAGGCGCCCTTCGTCACCTGTGACGGCACCCCCGGTTCGGCGGCGATCCTGCCGGCCGCCCCGACTGCCAGCTACATGGTCTGGGTGTTCGAGCACGTCACCGGTGATCTGGGACTGATCCAGACCGCGATGGTGCAACTCTCGGGAGGGGCTCAGGGGGTTCCGAACTCGGCCAGGATCTCCACGGGTTGGAGCAACGGCATCCAGTTCGCGATGCTGAAGCGCCTCAACGCCTACAAGGCCTGGGAGATCTACGACTCCGTCCGGTCGCCCGGGTTCTCGACCACGGCCGATGCGGCCTTTCGCCCGAGCCGCCCGTCCACCGGATCAACCACGTTCGACCGCATTGCCATCGAAGCGAACGGCGACGTCACGATCCGGGACGAGCTGGGCGGCCAGTACTTCGCCCTGCTCATCCGCTCCCCCGACTGAGCCCCGACCCTCGCACCCACGCGCCATGCCGGCGCGTGGGTCCCCATGCTCGCGCCAAGCCGGAGCGCCCTGATGACCGAATACCTCTACGCCCTCGCGACCAACCCTGGCCCCCAGACCATCCCGCGCGGGTTCGGTGGGTTCTACGATTGGGGCGCCATCGACGACGCCGAGAAAGCCCGCCGGGGGTGGGTCCGCGCGGCGCCTCCGATCGTCGATCCGGATTTCGAACGGGCCGCGGTCACGTTCGCCGAAGGCGAGGATGGCTGGCAAGCGACCTACAGCGTTGTGCCGGTCGACCTCGACACTGCGCTCGCAAACGCCTTCCGCCTCCTGGCGGATCGCGCCTGGCGGGCCGAGGTCGGCGGGATGACGTTCAACGGGGCGCTAATCCCCACCGACCGCGAGGTAACGCAGCCCCGCGCCATCTCGGTCGGCATCGCCGCGCAGAACGATCCGGACCTCACCGTTACGAACTGGAAGCTGGCCCCGGGCGTGTTCCTCACCCTCGACAACGCCCGGCTGATCGAGCTCGGCAAAGCCATGTCGGCCCACGTCCAGGCCCGGTTCGACCGCGAGGCCGCGATCAGCAAGCTGCTCCTGGCGAAGAGGAAGACCGAGAGCGTCCGCGCGACCCTCGCCGAAGAGCTCGACAAGGGCTGGCCGGCCTAAGGCCGCCCGACAACACCACCTAACCCACGATTCCTCTCGTCTCCCCTGCCGCTTCGCCGGTGGGGTCTCTCACCGTGGAGACAGCAACATGACCTCCGGCGTCACCTTCGGCACCATCGACCAGCGGTTCGCGGACGAGCCGCTTCCCACCGGCCCGGTGGACTTCTCCAAGATCGCCTTCGTCTCGACCTCGACGGGCGCGGACGCGGCTAAGTTCCCCCCGGGCGAGCCCGTACGGTTCACCTCGTCGGACGTGGCCTTCACCTCGAAGCTCGGCACCGGCTACCTCGCCGACGCTGTGCGCGGCGTGAACGCCCAGATCGCCCCCGGTGGGCAGGCCGCCGACATCACCGTGATCCGCGTCGAGGAAGGCGCCTCGGCTGTTGCCTCGACGAAGCTCGAGCAGACGATGGCCAACGTCATCGCCGGACTCAGCACCCTCAAGCGCGTGCCGTCCCGCATCAACGCCACCCCGCGGCTCGTCGGCACCCCGGGCTACACCGCCCAGAAGCTCGGCTCGGATGAAAACCCGGTGGTCGCGGCGCTGCCCGAGACCCTGGCGGCCCTGCTTGCCATCGCGGTGGTCGACGTCGATGATTCCAGCCGTGACGGCGCCATCGAGGCCCGCGAAGCCATCGGGTCGGACCGCATCATGCCGGTTGGCGTGGCCGCGCGCGTCTTCGACGTGGACGGTACCACCGTCATCACCCGACCCATGGCCTCGCGCATCCTTGGCCTCATCAACCGGGTGGACTTCCAGAACGGTGGCAAGCCGTTCGAGCCCTTCGCCAACCGCCAGATCTACGGGCTGGTGAACACCAGCCGGGCCATCGAGTTCGACCTGCGGGACGGCTCGGTCGAAGGGCAGCAGCTGCTCGCGTCCGAGGTGTCCATCGTCGTGCGCGGTGAGACCGACGTCGATGGCGCCATCGCCGACGGCGGGTTCGTCTTCATCGGTACCGACAACGGCGCCACCGACGGCGACCTCTGGCAGCAGATCCACCAGGTCCGCGGCGCTGACATCATCGACGTCGAGCACATGCGTCTGACCCGCCAGTTCCTAGGCCGCAAGATCTCGGCCGGCAACGCCGAGGCCTGGATCAACTCGCTCCGGTTCAACCTGCGCGACCACAAGGCCGACGACGACATCCTCGGCTACAAGACCGAGTTCAAGCCCGACCAGAACAGCCCCGAGGAAGTGCGCCTCGGCCGCCTTACCGTCGACCTCGGTATCGAGGAGGCGCCGGTGTTCCGCGTCGCGAAGCGCAACGTACGGCGCTACCGCCAAGCCGTGAACGACCTCGTGGCCGACATCGCCGCGCGCATCAACGCCTCAACCATCCTCTGATCGGCCGCCGCGCCGCCTCCCATCCCTCGTGCTGAAGGAACGCCGACATGCCGGCCCAGTACCCCTACATCATGGAAGCGATCGACGTGCGCCGGGCAACCCAGCCCGACAGCTCGCGTCGACGGATCATCAAGTCGATGGCGCTGCCCGCGCTGACTCGTATCACCGCCGAGATGATGTCGGGCGGCTCGGTCGCCAAGCTCAACCTGAGCTACCCTCAGATCGAGGCCCTGGAGCCGAAGTTCGCCACCCACGGCCCTGACCTCGACGTGCTGGAGAACTTCGGCCTGGTACCGGGCAATCCCCTGGACCGCTGGGTGTTCGCCGGCTCGATGCGCATCCGGCGCAGTCAGGCGCCGGTATCGGTCCGCGCGATCATCGAGGGCGTGGTCAACGCCTGGGAGCCCGACGAGAACAGCCCGGCCGAGCTGATGGGCTGCAATCACACCTTCGCGGAGGTGACACACTACGAACTCGTCATCGACGGCAAGGAGAAGTTCTACTTCGACGACGACGAGAACGAGGCCCGGTCGAACGGCGTGTCGTGGTTCGCCGCCACCCGCCGGGCGCTAGGGATCTGATCAGCCGTGGGGCGGCTGCCCATCCGCCGTCCCTGCCTCATTCTCCTATCTGCGCAGGCCGCCCTATGCCGACCATCACCCTCAAAAAGCCGGTCATCCTCGGCGACAAGCGGCAGTTCGCCGTCATCGACGTGCCCGAACCGACGCTCGGCGGCATCGCCGCACACGAGATCGCGCTATTCAACACGCAGTCCAGCACCGCGGCCCTGATGGCGATGCTGGTGGCCGAAACCGGATGGCCGATAGAGGCCGTCCAGAAGATCGCCGCCTCCGAACTGGAGGCGCTGTCCGCGATCATGCTCCCTTTCGAGAGCGAGGCGCCGAGTTCCGGGACTGGCGAGGCATCGCCGCCGACGTCGCCCACTTCCTGAGCACGCCGATCCCGGCGCTTTACCGCGAGCGCTGGTCGAGCCTGCTCCTGTGGCACGACGAAGCCCGCCGGCTCGCGACCTGGCACCACGTAGAGTGACGAGATCCTGATGGCGAGACGTACCGCAGAACTCGTTGCTCGCCTCGTCGACGAGGTTTCGGGTCCCGCGCGCGGCATGGCCGGTGCCCTGAAGGGCGTGGCCGCAGCGGGCAAGGATCTCGGCAAGGTCGGCGCAGCGCCCGGCCTCGACAAGCTGAACCAGCAGCTCAAGCAGGCGAAGGACAACCTCGCGGCCGTCGAGCGGCTGAAGAACGCCCAGTCCGGCCTCGCCAGTGCGAAGATCGGGCTGGCCGGTCCCATCGCTGAAGCCCAGCGCCTGAAGCAGGCCCTGGAGGAGGCGCGGGCCAAGGCGGCACAGTTCGACGGGATCAAGGGGTTCTCGAAGACCTCCGGCATCGGCAAGGAGATCGCCGAGACCCGTGAGGCGGTTCGGCTGCTTGCGAAAGAAGAGGCCGCCGCCCAGCGTGCGGTGAAGCTCGCCACGGGCGCGGTCGAACACCAGGAGCGCGCGGTCGCCCAAGCCCGCAAGACCCTCAACGAGTTCGGGGTCCCGATCACCAGCATCACGCGCCACGAAGAGGCGCTGAAGGGGACTGTCGACCGCACCACGGCGGCGATCGAGAAGCAGACTCGCGCGCTCAAGGAACAGCGGAGCGTCGTCGAGCGTCCGGCGCCGACGGCACGACGCAGCCTCGCGCCGAGCGTCGCCGCGTCCTCGCTCGCCGACCGGATGAACCGCACCGGCAAGCCCGCTCGCACCCTTGGCCCACTGGGTGGTGTCGTCGGCGCCTATAGCGTCGCGCAGGGCTACAAGGACGCCGCGAAATTCGACCGGCAGCTGACGATGATCGGCCAGACCGCCGACGCGAGCCGGGCCGAGATCGACAAGATCGGCGGCAGTCTGTTCGAGCTGGCGCAGCAGACCGCAACGCCCATCGACAAGCTGACGGGCGGCCTCGAATCCCTGGTCGCGCAGGGGCGCAGTCTGAAGGAGGGCCTCGCCTTCCTCCCGTCGGTTGCTCGCACCGCCGCAGCCTCCGGCTCGGAAGTCGAGGACATCGCCAAGACCGCCGATTCGGTCAGCACGAACTTCGGCATCGCCGGCAAGCAGATGCAGTCGGCCTTCGACATTATGGTCGCCGGCGGCAAGGCCGGGCAGTTCGAGCTGAAGGACATGGCCCGCTATCTACCGAGCCTGTCGCCGGCCGCCTCGGCGGTAGGCATGAAGGCCGAGAAGGGTCTGGCCGACGTCGTCGCCATGCTCCAGACCATCCGGAAGGGCACCGGCTCGACGGAGGAGGCCGCGACCTCGCTGACGAATATCTTCCAGAAGATGGAGTCGGAGGAGACCGCCAAGAAGTTCAAGAAGATGGGCGTCGACCTCGAGGCGGCCATGGCCAAGGGTCGCAAGGAGGGGCGCAACCTCATCGAGGTGTTCGAGGAGGCGGCGCAGCTCGCGACCAAGGGTGACCTGTCAAAGCTGCCTAACCTCATCGCCGACCAGGAGTTCGCCCGCGGTGTGCGCGCGCTGCTGACCTACCGCGGCGAGTGGCAGAAGCTCTCGGCTACCCTGCAGTCCACGTCGGCTGGCTCGGTCATGCGCGACCTGACCCAGGTCACGAAGGATTCGCAGGCCGCCGTCGACCGGCTCAACAACGCGTTCGAGCAGTTGAAGACCAGTGCGGCCCGGGCGGGCGATGCCCTCGGTGCGAGCAAGGGCATGGGTCAGCTCGGCGAGGAGTTCCAATTGGTCGCCACGGCCATGGAGCGGATCAACAAGGCCTACGAGGCGGGCGGGATCAGCGGCGCCTTCGGGCAAGCTGTGAACGACGCCAAGGAGCGCATCCGGCAGAACAACATCGAGTACGCCGACCAGGACCGCGAGGCGCAGGTCAAGCGCATCAAGGAGATGGAGGAGAGCATCGCCGAAACCCGCAAGACGCTGGCGGGCAAGGGGTACTCTCAGGAGCGCATCGACGGCGCAGTCCGGACAAAAACCATGCAGCTCGCCGCCGAGCGCCGCCGGCTGGAGAGCATGAAGGCAGATCGGGATGCGCTGAGCCCGCCCGACAAGGTGCCCCTGCGGATGGGCGTCGATCCGACGGCACCGATCACCGGACAGCCCGGCGCGATCGGCCCTGGCGTCACGGGCTTCCAGGAAGCGTTCCCGCTCGACCTGACGAAGCAGCCGAAGTCGACGACCGTCCCATTGCCGCCGCGCCGTCCGGCATCCCTGCCCACGACGATCGGCAGCATCGACGAGGTGCTTGGCCCGAAACAGGTCGAGGTGAAGCCGACCTTCGACGCTGCTGCCCTGGAGGATCTGAAAAGCCGGTTCGAGATCAAGCCGACGTTCGATGCGGGGAGCCTCGCCGGCGCCGAGGCGAAACTGCACGAGCTCGGCAAGCAGATGGACGAGATGGCCCAGAAGACTATCGCCCCGCAGGGGGATGGGTCGGGTCTCGCGCCGCTCGGTACCGCCGCCGACGAGACCAAGGGGAAGCTGTCTGCCCTCGACGGCATCAACGTGTCGCCTACGGTCAACGCCGCGTCGATCTCGGCGGCCAACAGCGCGGTGGTGGAGCTGCTCGGGAACCTCAGCCGGGTAGGCCCAGCTGTCGCCGCTGCAGGTGCGGCCGCCGCAGCTGGCGCTGTGAAAACCGGCAACGTCGCCCAGCGGCTTCAGAATTCGCGCACCGACACGGGGATGTAAGCGATGCTGTTCATCGTCGGACCGCTCGTCATCTCCCGGCGCCCGTTCAACATTGAGGAATGGGACCGGGAGGTGAACGGCTCCTGGGCGAAGCAGGATCTGCTCGATCGCGCGCCCGACCGCCAGTTCACAGGCGCGGGCGACGAGCCGCTCAATCTGAGTGGGACCCTTGCGCCGTTCAATCGGAACGCCATCGCCGGGCTGTCCGGCCTTGCGCTGGCGGAATCGCTCTGTCGCACGGGCCAGCCCGTGTTCGTCACCCGGGGCGACGGCCGGGTGTTCGGCTTCTACGGCATCGAGAGCGTGAAGCAGAGCCACAGCGCCATCGGTCCGCAGACCGGCGGCATCGGCCAGGCGATCAAGCACGAGCTGAAGCTGGTCCCCGTCGGCCAGCCCAGCGCGAGTGTCGGCGCCGACATGCTTTCGACCTTCATCAGCCTCTTCGGGTAGCCCTGCCATGGCGACAAAGCGAACGGTGGGCGGTGTCGGGATCACCGTCGAGCTGCTGCTATGGCGGCACGGGAAGGTTCGCGGCACGACCTCGGAACGCCTGACTCAGACGCTGGAGATGAACCCAGGCCTCGCGGCCCTCGGCCCCGAACTGCCGCTCGGCACCGTGGTGCTGATTCCGGACCTTCCACCAATCACCGAGCGGGCTGTGACGACCGCACCGGCCGTATCTTTGTTCGACTGAGGCCGCGATGCCCCTCACCGTGCCCTGGTCCATCAGCATCGACGGTAAGCCCGCGACGTCCGCGTTCAACCCCTACGTGGCGGAGATCGAGGTCACAGACGGCTCGGGCGAGGACGGTGATTCCGCCCGGGTCACCCTGCGGGATGATGGCCGCATCATCATGCCCCGCAAGGGCGCCCAGATCACCATCAGCATCATGGGCGAGCAGGTCTTCACCGGTATCCTGAAGTCACCCCGCTGCACCACCGCCAAGGGCCAGGGCGGCCTGATGATGCTGAACGCAACCGGCCACGACACCGAGGGGCCCGGCAAAGAGGGGCGCCGCTTCGTGAAGGAGGACGGCACCCTAGAGGAGTACCTCACCGGGCTCGGCAAAAAGGCCGGGTTCACGGTCAGGATCGACCCCGCCTTGGCCAAGATCAAGCGAACGCTCTGGGCCTCGGACGGACGCTCGTTCCTCCATCACGCGCAGCATCTCGCAACCGAGAACGGGGCCACCCTCAAAATCTCTGGCAAGAAGGCGGTGATCGCCAAGCGCGGTGCTGGCATGACACCCTCGGGCAAGGCGCTCCCGACGATCCGGGCGACGGCGGGCGTGAATCTGATCTCGGCCGACGTCGAGCCGTTCGAGGCCAGTGCGGTCTACCGCGACGTGCGGTTCTCGTTCTTCGACCGGAAGAAGGCGAAGTTCGAGGAGGAGAAGGCCGACATCCGCACCGGCACGGGCTCGTCCGGCGGCGCAACGGTGGTCCTGCGGGGCAAGGCTGCGGACAAGCAGGACGCGAAGGACCGGAGCGAGGGCCGGAAGAACGAGGCCGAGCGCGACAAGGGCGGCGGATCGGTCGAGATCCAGATCGAGCCCAAGGCCAGGGCCGAGGGTACCTGCATCCTCTCCGGCGTGCGGGCCGGCATCGACGGCAGCTACCGGATCGAGAGCGCCACGCATACGCTGCGCGCGGCAGAGAGCGGTGGCGCGACCACCAAGCTCACGCTGAAGCAGCCCGACGACAAGGCCGGCAAGGACGACCGCAAAGCGGGCGACTGAGTGATGGGATGCGTCCCCTGGTCAGGGGATTGCCGACTAGGCAGATGGCAGCTCTACTTCGGCGCTTGCCACCTCAGCGCGCAGCAAGGCTTCTTCTTCGACGGTCCGCCACGGCGCTCGATACAGGGTCGGGTCTTCCTTGATCTCCATGTAGGCGTGCTCGTTGGCGGCGAGGCCCTCGGTATCGCGCAGATCGCCCATGTGAGTCACTCGCAAGTCGCTCTTCAGCAGGAAGAAGGCCGGGCGCTCCGTGCCCCAATCCGGTCCGTCGTCGCCGCCATAGCCCGCCCGGATCAACCGGAATGAATGCTCGGCATGTTCGAAGCCGTAGCGTTTGAACCGTGTGTCCATGTAGCCCACGGCGTCCATCGCCTCGCGCGAGAAGACGCTACACTGGGCCGTGGCCGCCCGGCTGTAGAACGGATCGGCGGGCGTGCCGGTCCCCTTCTTGAACCAGAACGAGAACCAGTCCCCGGCGAGGTTCGCGTGGCCGTATCGAACCGCGCCCTCAATCCAGTCCCGCTCCCAGCCCGCCGAGAGTGGGAAGGTGTCGTCCTCGAGGATGATGATGGGATCGCAGCCGGCCACGGCGTGCAGCCAGTACAGGGCCCGGTTCTTGTTCCAGGCCACACCCCGGTTTGCCCCCGCGATGTGGGGCACGCCCTCGGCGCGCAGCCACTCCCGGGTGCCGTCGTCCGACCCATCATCCGCGACGATCAATCGATAGGGCGCCTCAGTGAAGCGCCGAACGTGCTCGACCGTCTCCGCGATCTGCTCGCGCCGATTGAACGTCGTGATCCCGATCCCGAGCATCCTGCCCCCGCCCTCGGCGCTCTGACCCTCATCGTCTGAGCCGAGCAGCCAACGCTCTACCCCCACAATTCGGAGACGACCACCATGACAACCGCTGAGATTCAGCGCGCTCTCTTGGCGCGTGGGTACGACCTCGGGGCTGCCGGCGCCGACGGTGATGCCGGACCGAAGACCATCGCCGCCACCGCCGCCTTTCAGCGCGCGGCCGGTCTCGTGCCCGACGGCTTTGCCGGACCCCTGACGCTGAAGGCACTCACCACCGTCGACGTGTCCGAGAAGCGGGCCGAGCCGGATCAGCCTGGGTGGCTCACTTTGGCCGCCGCCGAACTCGGCGTGAAGGAGGGGCCCGGGGCGGCCAACAACCCGCGCGTGGTGCAACTGTTCGCCGATGCCGGGTTCGCCGGGGTCAAGCAGGACAGCGTCGCGTGGTGCGCGGCGGCCGTCGGCGCCATGCTGAAGCGGGCCGGGCACAAGCCGTCCGGCAGCCTCGCGGCGCGCTCCTACGAGGACTGGGGCATCGGCCTGAAGGAGCCGGTCCTGGGCTGCGTCGCCACGAAGAAGCGGGGCAATTCGTCCTGGCAGGGCCACGTTGGGTTCGTCGTCGGCGCGAGCCGTGACCAGATCTTCCTGCTCGGCGGAAATCAGGGCGACGCCTGGTCGGTCGCGGCCTTCAAGCGGTCCGAGTTCACGTCGTTCCGCTGGCCGGCCGACGTGCCGATCCCCACGGCCTCGAAGCTGCCGACCACCGTGGCGGGGGCACGCTCCGGCGTGAGCGAAGCCTGATGCCCCAGGATCGCCCCGTCTTCCCGGTCGCACCCCGACGCGCCGCCGATCCGCTTCCGCCGGCGCAGCCCCTGCCACCGCCACGCTACCCCGCGAACCCGTCCCCGTGGGCGCGCCTCGGCCGCTGGCTGTTCGACCGCATATCGAGGCTCCGCTGATGCCGCTCCTCATCGTCTTCGCCGCAGGCGCCGCCCTGACCGGAATCGTGACGTGCCTCGGCGCGCTGGCCGGCACGGCCCTCGTCGTGGGGCTGATCGCCGGGTTCGCCCTCCGGCCCCTCGTAATCGGCGTCATCGGGAACTGGTGACGCTCGACAGACCTCCCGAGCCGGCCGGGCCCGCCGCGTACCTCCCCACATCGAGAGCACGACCATGAACAGCGAACAGCTGACCTCCCTGCTGCGTACCATCCTCCAGTTTGCGGGGGGCATCGCCGTCGGCCGGGGCTGGATCGACGCGGAGACCTCCACCGCCATCATCGGCGCCCTGGTTACCGTCGCGGCCACCGCCTGGAGCCTCTACACCCGCCGGTCGGCCGGCCTCGTCGCGTCCGCCGCCGCGGTGCCGTCGGTCCAGACCATCACCACGACCTCGCCCAAGCTGGCGAACGCCGTCGACAGCGCCAAGGTCCAGGCGGCGCACTGATGTCGTTCTGGGTCAGCACCGGGCTCAGCTTCCTCGTCAAGCTGATCACCGAGTACCTGGCCAACCGTCGTGCCGAGGACGCCCTGCGCGATCTCGGTGCGGCGACGCAGGCCAACGCCTCGCGCCTCGAGGCCGAGCGCCAGGAAGCCATCGCCCGGCGGGCGGGCGAGGCCGCCGCCGACGAACCCGACGACCCGCGCGACCTCCGGAGAGACCCATGACCCTCACCTGCACCGCCGCCGGGTTCTTCGTGTTCGCCTGCACCGCGCCCGATCCGGTGCCGGCGGCAGCCCGATTCTGCGAGACTGCCGCCCTGGTCCGGTATTCGGCCCAAGACACGGCCGAGACGCGGCGCCAGCTGCGCGTGGCCAACGCGAAGTTCCGGGCCGTGTGCGGGGATCGCTGACGCATGACCCCGCTGGATTTCGCCGGCCTGCTCAAGGAGTACGGGGGGTGGGGCCTGAGCGCCATCCTCATGGCCGCCCTGGTGAAGGTCTACCGAGACAAGGACGCCCTGGTCTCCAGCCACATCGAGCGCTTCATCATCGCGATCGAAGCCTCGAAGAACTCGGCCGACGGCGTGAAGGGCGCGCTGCAGGAACTGCGCTCCCTCATTGACACGAGCGGCAAGGCCGTCGGCGACCACAGCCACCAGATCGCGATCCTGGTGGAAAAGGTGATCCACGGGTTCGGCAACACGACGGCGGCGCTCGAAGGAATCGCGCGCCGCCTCGAGCGCAGCCCGGACCGCGGTGACCGGGGGCGGACCTGATGTGGGCGCGCTTCATGTCCTGGCTCGGCCTCGCCAAGGCCGCCGAGCAAACCTCCCGCCTCGACGCGGCCATGGCGAGCAATCTCGCCGCGCAGGGCGGCCTTCAGCAAGAGAGCGAGGACACGGCCGCCTCGGCGGTACTGGCTCGCCGCAAGACCGTCATCGCCCGCCGACGCACGCGCCGGACCGCCCGCCAGTTCGACGGCCAGAGGATGAACACCGGGGACGTCCGCGCCCTGGTCGACGGGATGCTGGCGACCTTCGACCCGACCCGCTGCAGACAAGAGGATGAAGGCCGGTGAAGCACACCATCTACGACGACGACCGGCCCGAGAACATCCGTAGCACGATCGGCTGGACGGTCGCGATCCTGACCATCGGCTACATCCTGATTAATGCCTTCGTGCCGAACAACGACATCAACATCGCCGTCGACGTGCTGGTCGGCGTGATGGCGACCATGGCGCTCGTCTACTACCTCGGCGCCGCGGTGCGGGCGGTGTGGACCGGGTCTCAGGCGAACACCGACTACCTCATCGTCGGCATCACCCTGTCTTGGCTCTCGCAGGACGGACAGGCCTGGATGCGGGTCGTGGCGCGGCTCTCGCAGTTCGACCCGGCCTTTCTGAACTCCGAACTCTTCGCGCCGCTGAAGCTGCTCTCGGTGGTCGCGGCGGTTCTGCACGTCATCCCGCGCGGGGCGGCGAACGGTGTCGTGCCGACGGGGGACCGGGTGGCGGTGGGCATCGCGCTTCTCGTGGCGGCGGTGCTGTCGGTCGGCATTCTCACCCTCCGGCCGGACCCGCGCCCGATGATCCAGAACGCCCCGATTTGGATGAAGGACTTGTTTCAGACGGGCGAGCGGCTCGTGCCGGGGGCTGCGCCGACGTAATTCTCGCATGCCACATGCAACGCTCGAGGAGACCTATGGCAGGGCGTCCTCCTCCCACCCCTCCCTTAGCCCGCCCGGCTCACGCTCTGGCAGGCTTTTTGTTGTGATGGCGCATAGGCCTCAGAAATTTCCTGCCAACTAATAGATGTAATCCATGAGATGCATCTTATGATAATTTCATCAGTTTCAATTCATGCAAAAATAACGAATCACTTGGCGGTGAAATTCTCAAAGCTTGAATTGGCGCAGACTTATGATGCCCCAAAATTCGATCAAGAAATTCATGAGCCATTTACCGGACAGAAGGATCGATCCCTTGGATATTGATTGGTCTATATTAGAAATCGCCTCGCTTGCCCTTGCCCCTTTCGCAATATTATGTGCCGGCTGCTTGATCTGGATGTGATTCAAAAAAGCAATCAT